TCAGTCATCGCACCAATCTGGGCAATCCAGAGCTTCGAAGGTGCGGCCCCGTTCTTCTGAGTCCAGCGGTTCGAATACACCTCCCCCATAAGCTCCCACAGCTTCCAGGCCGTTTCCGTTGCTGATAAATCCGTTGTCACGTTCCCACTGTTCGCGTGCTGCCCGGATTTCCTGAACTGCCCGTGATGCCGTGCCACCTGATGCTGCATGGCTTACCCCCTTGCTGACTGGTTTTACCTGTGCCCTGACGTGCTGCACGTGACGGGCAAATTTCTGCTCCCACTGAACCTGCGTGAAAACCTTCCCCTCCGCCATCCAGTAATCCCGGAATGCGGCAAGCTCAGCAGGTGTAAATTCCGGCTCAGGCAGAGCCATACCCCACACTGCTGCCCGTTGTCGAAAATCCGGCGACGGCTGCCAGACAGTAGTCATCGAAAATTTCCCGATGGGTTCGCTCAGGCCGTCCAGGTATTCAGGTTCGGCTGTCTGCAACGGCGCACCATGCGACTCACTGGTCGGAATACTCTCGCGTTCATGCACGTTATGTGTGGGGTTTAATTCTTTTAGATCTGTATCTTTATTAGTTGCTTTTGTGTTTGCGTCATGTTCAAACACAACACCAACATTTGTTTGAACGCCTGTTAAATCTCTCTCTTGTTTTGTTTGAACATATGCTTCCTTTCTGCTTCTTCTGGCCTGAACAGATGCTTTTCCGGCGGCTGATTTTTTGGTTAATTTTTCCCTGACTGATGCCAGATCTTCCTCAATCCGAAGATGCACCCATTCATCGCCGTTATCGCAAAAAAACTCCCGCAAGGATGGTTCCACATCAGCCCATCGCTCGTTAGTCAGACGGGAAATTTTTGCCAGCCTGTTTTTAGGTATTGGTTTCCCTGTTTGCCAGTAATTGAACATCAACAACAAATACGCGCCGTGCTCCTCTGCGGACAAATGCATGGTGTCAGCCAGGTAATCAGCTATGTACAGTTGCATGTATGGTAATGCGGCCATAATTGCCTCATCTTGTGACGAACCATCCTCTGGTGATATTCTGTGATTCCCCAATCAACAGAATCAGCAGGGGTCTGGCATAAATATCAATGCACCACAACAGACTCGCCGGATGACCCGCTGTCGCTGAAATACGCTTTCCGGTAAACGGCCTGGACTGCATCATCATGTGCATCAATTGCCGTGCTCAACGCTTCCTGCGCCGCCAGTAATGCACGGCGCTCAACAGTGTCAAAAATACTGAGGTGATAACGCAGTTCACGCGGAAGAACAGTCAGGATAGCCGGAATTAGTGCCTGAATTTTTTCAACAGCATCAGGCGTATCCTTTTCAAGCCAGCGAAAAATATTTTGTATGTTCAATCCAATACCCTCTGTCGTAGAGGTGTCATGCATTGGTGGATAAGTCATTTCAAGCTCAAAATATGCTGTCGCTATATCATCAGCGATTTTTTTGCGCCCTACCCTCGGATAAAGCAGCCACGCATTCATTGCCATGCGGATATGTTCATGCTTGATTTTCATGAATCAAGCTCCTGGAAAGTGGTTGTGTTAACGTTTGGGTATCTTCCAGCTCAGGCCAAATGTTCATCCAATCAAAAGGCCGTAGTTGCTGACGTGTAACTTCACCATTACTGGCTCGCTCAATAAGGACACATAACGATGCCCCTAACACTTGACCTTTACTCAATGCTTTTCTTAGATAACCGATGCTAGTACCACACTCACATGCAAACATACGCTGTTCATCTGACGAAAGAGAATTGAGAAATATTCTTAATTCTTCCATAACTACTCCTTAGTAAACACAACAAAAGAATACCCGCAGGTAAACAAAAGTCAATACCCCTGGGTTGTTTACCTTGCGGTAATCGCCTCTATTATTTACCTATGGACAAATATGAATTTAGACGACAGCAACTCATCAAAATTCGTGATGAGAAATGCGATGGTAAAGCGGTTAACGTGGCCAGAAAAATCGGCCGCGAGCCTTCTTATGTATCAAGAATGTTGTACCCAGAGGGGAAAAAAGGGAAAAAACGGATCGCTGATGATATGGTGGAGATTATCGAAGAATCCTTTGGGTTACCCCGGGGATGGATGGATGGTATCGTTTCATCATCAACGGACACAACCTCCAATTATGAAACAAGGGTTCTAACACCACGACAACGTATTTTTTTAGATCTCTTGGACGAACTGCCAGAAAGCGAAGCGGATAACTTATTAAAAACTCTTGAAGAGAAAAAACAATATTACAATATGATCTACGAAGAAATCAGCAAAAAGAAAGCACGAAACGCATCATAGCCCACCAAACAACCTAGCACCAGTCAAGATACACCAAAAAACTTACCCATGGGTATTTACTTTTTGAATACCCACAGGTATTCTTCCTTTCATTCCAACCCACCCCGTCCCACAGAACGCAGGGCAATACTTAGAGTTACCCGGCAGTGGTCAGGGGTTAAGTAGCCAGCCCGAGGCGTATGAACATGACGGCGGGAACACTTTATATAACAGCGCAGCAGGTTTTTAGTTCCGCGACCCGGCGTTAAGGGGAAATGAGGTCAACATGGATACGCTCAATCTTGGCAACAACGAATCTCTGGTATGCGGAGTATTCCCCAACCTAGACGGCACGTTTACCGCGATGACGTATACCAGAAGCAAAACGTTTAAAACTGAAGCTGGCGCGCGTCGCTGGTTAGCCAGAAACACTGACTGATGAGGTTGACGATGGAATTTAAAGATTTACCAGTACCATTCCAGGAAATGGCAGCGAATATAGTTCGTTCTCAACTGGCGACTCTTGACCTGAGTACCGTAGAAAAAGAAACCATCGATAATATATCCGGTAACGTGCGTCGAACCTTTATCGGGCTGTACGAAGAAAAGTGGCCATTCGGCGGACAACATTCGCCTGAAAACAAGAATCAAGCGAATGATGAGAAGCTGAAACACGTTATCGCCTTACTACTGGAAGATGCAAAACGTCTACAGCAACTGGAACCAAATGCAGGCACCGAAGCCCGCATCTGGATTGCCATAGAATCACTCAAATGTGAAAGCGATGATTATTTAAAAACCATAATTAAAACAACTCAGCTTTCTGAAGAGCTACCGAAGAAATTGCCATAATAATATGTTTTTCTTATAGAGGGGTTAGAAATATGGGCCAGCATTATAGCAGGCACATATAACAGAAAGTATTTTAAATATTACGCCGTATCTTGTGATTGTTTTTTAATATATTCATACAAGCGCACAAGTTGTTTCAACTCTTCAAAGCACATAGCGGAATTTTCAATTTTTCCGGCGTTGATTAGTGCCAGAAGAGCCTAATGTGCGCAAGCATATGGATCAGTTACAGGGCTAATAATATCAACTTGCATATTATCCTCCATAGAGGTTCCGGGTTAATGATGGAGACCAACACGCTGTCACGTGTGGTCGTGCGCCGGACACGGATAAGAATCCGGCACTGACAGTTTGCTGAAAGAACATATCCCTGAAAAGTCAGGGCATAACACGAAAGCGCACGGCGAGAATATAAGGCTTGTCGTTAAATTTAATTCGATCGTGCGCTTCCGGTTGTGGCAATCCGCGAAATGGCGCGGCGGTAAGTATGGCTGGGGCTTCCTCCATTGCTCCAGAAAATGCACCGGGTTGTCAGGTTGACCATGCGCCTGAGTGACAACACCGCCACAACAACCTCTGTTATCACTTTTCTGGTGATTCGGCGGAAATGGATATCCGCCATTTTTAAAGTGTATTTTGTGATGCGGTGAATGCGGCTAAGCGCACGCGGAACAGTTAAAGCTAAAAACAGCGTTATGGGTGATTCTGTATTCCGGCGTTAATTGTTAACTGGTTAACGTCACCTGGAGGCACCAGGCACCACATCACAAAATTCATTGTTGAGGACGCGATAATGGAAACGTCACTACCAAACGTTAATACGTCTGAAGGGTGTTTTAATATTGGTATTCTGCTCAGTAACCGGGAGTTTACTGAAGACGCCATCAGGATGAGAAAATATGAGCCTTATCTTCTCAATGATAATTCCATACTCTCCAGAATTGCCCTTCTTAAACTTGGTATTTTCGGGGGGCAGCAGTGACTTCTGCATTTGCACTGATGATGACGGTTTTTCTTATAACAGGTGAGCCACAGAATGTGATTACCGGAATTTATGCCAGTAAAGAATCCTGCCATCAGGCAAGAGACGAGCAAAAAATTTCCGGTGAATGTCTCCCGTTAAACAAAGTATCGCTGTACCTGAATAACGAAACACCGGCTGGATAACCCGCCAGCCATATTAACGCCATACCAACGGATTAAAAATGCCAGCAATGGCAGGGATTCGTTCACCCTGAAATCTGTAATGAGGTTAAAACACA